TATACGACCCCTCCTCCGGGTAACCTAATTTTTTCGCGGGAATCTTAAAATAAAGCCCGCGGGGCTAAGTTGTTAAGCAGTAGATTGAAACCACATACAATTAAGATTAGTGGATTGTGTTTTACACTTTATTTTGGATCTTTTACCTGGACTTCTCACACCAGCTTTGACCTTAACTAACTTGGTGTGAATATACGACCTTTATCTGTGGTATCCTAGTTTTTTCGTGGAAGTCTTACTCAGTATGGAAGAAAAATGTTTGATGTAATCTGCAGTACTCTGATGAATGTCCAAAATATTGAGTTGCTGCATGGAAGAATTTGCCCTCATATATAACAGCTCTATTAAATACATTACCAATATAATCAGTCATTTCCCAAGCAGTAAAATCTAAACCATCTTTAGCTATTTCTTTTTGTAATGCTTTATCTTCAGGCTGTACTCTATATCCAGTTTTTTTATGTTTATATAAACCTGTACCTGTAGATAATGGTGCATCTGGAGTTAAATATATTACAACAGCCCAATCTGTTCCATGGTCTGTATGTATCCAACATCTGTCTTGTTGTGTACAAAGATTATAACACCCACTATGGGTATTCCATTCAGCATCCCAAGTTGTAATTTTTTTACCTAATACATCTTCAAATGCGTGTTTAACACTATCATGCTTATCAGGGTGTGTTCTTTTACCTGGATGATTACCATGTTTATCCATCCATTCCATTTTATCAAGTGCTTTGTGTCGCATATAAAGTGGATCAGAATAAAAATCGTCTATTGTGTATATTGATGCTCCCATATTTTTTATATTATTGCTCTACCTTTCATTAATTCCCAGTCTTTATTTTTTCTAATTTGTTCATTCTTTTCATCTGCTGCTATTAACATAAGTGGGAAAATATTATTTTCATTTGCCACTTCAATTAACGCTTTCACATCTTTTGGAAAACAATGACCACCATAACCTAAATCACCATCGGGACCAGGAACTGACCAATGTGATTTACCTAATCGTTTATCATACGTAGCATATTCTATTACCTTATCATAATCAACATCTAACCCATTACATATTTCATACATTTCGTTTGCAAATGATACTTTAGTTGCTAAGAATGAGTTAGTAACATACTTAACCATTTCAGCATATGTTGAATCAGTTTTAACTATAGTTGCTTTAGGGAATACTTTAGAATATATAGTTTTTAATTTAGTAGTTGATTTTCTAGGTCCACCTAATATAATTCGTGTTTGATTTTCAAAATCTGATATCGCATTAGCTTCAGTTAAAAATTCTGGGTTGAATATAATATCAATATTATTATATTTTTTATTCCATTTTGCTACTGTACCTGGAGGTACTGTTGATTTAATTACTACAATATTATCTTTATTTAAATCAGATATATCAGCTACTGCTTTTTCAACTATATCTATATGGCAACTACCATTTTTATTCATTGGAGTAGGTAAACAAACAAATACAATACCACATGACATAGTATCTTGTTTATTACTAGTACAATGCATTATACCTTTAATATCAAATGTTTTAATATCATAATAATTTTTAAACTTTTGGTAAATTGCATTACCAACAAAACCTTGACCAATGATTCCTATTTCCATTATTTATTTAATTAATTTTTTATTTATATGATGTCCAAAACTTAACATAATTCTTGGTTTTTCACCTTGCACTTTAGATGTGCCATGAAATACTTCACCCGCTTTACAAACCCATACTTCATTTTCTTTGACTTTAATTTCATCCCCATCAATAATAGGATTTCCACCTTTAAAAGGTTTTGAAACCATAACATTAAATCTAACTATTAAAGTATCTTCATTAGGGTTTTTGTCTTTATGTGTATGTACTATGTGTCCATCTTCTGAATATGAAATAAAATGACCATCATGCTTACAGATTGGTGTATTTAATTTATAACCATGTTCTTTTAATATGTAGTTATTTATTTCTTTTAATTCTTTATATAATGGAAATGATTTTTTATTTGTAAATCTAGCTCCAAATACAACACCTTTATGTTCTGGTGGTTTAGCATCTAAATATTTTTTTCTATTACTTAGCTTATTAACCCATTTAACAACAGGTATAGTTAGTTCTGTTGGTATTTTAATTGTGGACATATAGTGCTTTTTTTATGTGATTAATTCTACTGGGATATAATGTAATATACTTTTCTGCAAAAATCCAGTCTGCTGTATATTTTTTTACATCTAATTTTAATCGTTTAGAATATTTAGTTTTTGTAGCAAAACATCCCATATCAATATTCCCTTCACTTAAACTAGCTTCTAGTAAATTATAATGTTTATAATGGGCTTCGTTATGAACCATGTCACAAAATATAAAATTATAGTTAGGATCTGAATCTGATACCTTAATAAATTCACTTACAAAATCAGGCATATAATAATTATCTGCTCCTGTCATTACAACCCACTCTGCAGTAGAATTTTTTAAACCATAATTTCTAGCTGTATGTCCCCAATCGTTATTAGGACCTTCAATAGTTGAAAATTTAATTTTATTATTTAAACAAAAATGCTGTTCTACCTCTTTATAATCAGTATAACTACCATCTGATACTACATGAGCTATCCAATTTTCGTTAGTTTGATTTACTAATGAATAGAGCATACCCATTAGTTTATTACTATCTCTATAAGTCGGTATTACAAATTCTATTGTTTCCAAAATGAATAAATGCCTTTATCTAGTTCATAACTAGGCCATACGAATCTATCTCTACTAGGTTGTCTTAAAGCCCATTGATACATTTCTCTTAACCCTTCTTTTAATGATGTTTTATGTTCAAAACCTAATATATCAACTGATTTTTGATATGTCGGAATTGAATGTTTAACCTCGTGTCTACCTTCTAAAAATATAGTTTCTGGTCTTTTACCTCCAAATTCACCCATTACTTCTTTAAGTATTACACTTGCACCTATGATTGAATGTTCTTCAATACCACCTAAATTAATAATTTGTTTACTAGCTTCTGGTTTAATAGCTGCATTCCAAAGTGGTTCTAATGAATCATCTATATAACTGAATGCTCTTGTTTGATCTCCAGTACCAAATATAGTCATTGGTTGTTTATTTAAATGTTGGAACATCCAAATACCGAGTACATTTCTATACTTATCCCAAATGTTTTGATTAATACCATAAACATTATGTGGTCTAATTATACAAAAATCTAACCCATGTTGTTCAGCAGCAATTTGAATATCCATCTCACAAGCATATTTTGCTACTCCATAAGGATCTATTGGAGCTTGTTGTTGTTCTTCATCAAATATGCCACCATTTCCATGACCATATACAGCTAATGTAGACGTAAATACCAATCTTTTAACGTCGTTCTTTATACATTCATTAACTATGCGGGCTGTTGCTTTTAAATTGTTATCATAGTTGTAAGAACGTATAAAAGGCGATAACCCTTCAGCAGCATAAGCAGCAAAATGATATACGTAATCAATTTTATGAAATTCAAATATATTTTCAATTGGATGGTTAACTAAATCCATCTGCCAAAATTTAACTTCTGGATTAACATTTTCTCTAAACCCACCACTTAAATCATCAACACCAATTACTTGGTATTCATCACCTTTATTTTCAATTATCCAATCAGCTAGTCTACTACCTAATAGACCTGCTACTCCTGTTATTAATACATTTTTTTTCATATTTTACTCCAATCTGTTAAAGGTGATAACCAAGCTGTTTCTCCATGAGTAGCATAACCTGGTATCGGGGTTACTAATAATTGTTTTGCATATCTTAATTCTAAAAACATTTGAAAGTCATCTGGGTGTGTACCTGAAGTCCAATTTCTAAGTGTATGCTCATTTTCTCTTAATGTACTTACCTGTGATGCAAATGTCATTGTTGTACTATTTGTTATCTTCCAATGTACGGAATCGGTTAAGTATACCCTAGTATCTTCTGCTCCTCCTTCACAATAAGGATTACCACCTTTATCTGGTGATAAATACTTATCTGGATGATCATATAATGAAACAAATTTGGCTCCTAATGTGAATCCTTCTTCAATAATAATTCTAGAATCTGGTTTATGTAAGTAATCATTTTCTAAAAAATAAACAGTATCACTATCTGACATTTTAAGTGCTTCATCTAAAGCAATATTAAATGTAGCAGCACCATTACCTTTATTAACATATAAAATATGATCTTTAGATTTATATTTTTCAATCATATCACTAGTTTCCTTAGAAACATTATCTGCTATAATAGACCACTCACAATCATCAAATACTTTAACTGCATTTGCTAAACATGCTTCATTTGTAATGTAATCAGGTTTTACTTTATTATAACCTGAATCTGATATCCTGTATATTACTTTCATTCGAATTTAATACCTTTTATAATTAAACCATTTTTAGGATTATGGCTATGGTTTTTAAATAATTGAGGTGGAATACCCCATTTATACATGAATACATTAGCTGCAGGTCCTTCTGTTGCTTTAAATTTTTCACCTTCATTTCCATTTTTAGTAGCTGTACTTCCAAAATGGTATAAATGAGCATTATGTGATCTTGTAAAACCTAAACCAATTAAATCTAACTTTAAGAAGAAATCCCAATCACAAATAAATGGTGACTTATACATTACGTCAAATCCACCTGCTGCCATATAATATTTTTTATACATCGCAAATGGGAAAATACCACCATCAATAGTTAATTCATCTTTTCTAATTGATTGTTCATACTTAATAAATTCATCATATTTAAATTCCTCTGGGTTGCGTCCAAAATCTTTAACTGGAAAGTTAAATATACCAGGACCTTCAGGTTCAATCTGATTTAATGTTAATACATTTTTTTCTTTAAGTTGTGCTTCAATTTCTAAATCAAAATCCTTACTAAAAACATTATCATCATTTACAATAAATATTTTTTCATTAGTAGCATTCATTACACCATAATTAAGTGCACTTTGCATACCTTGATTTTTACCTAAATCTAAAACATTAATTTGTTCTTTATATTTTTCTAATACTGCTTTACTTTCATCTATAAAACCATCTACAGCAACAATAATTTCATTTTTGTTGTGTTGTTGTTCAATACAAGATTTTAAACATATATCTAAATAATTTGGATTTCTATAAGTTGGAATAATAATACTAATCATATTCTTAAAATTTTAAAATTATTAAAGCATCGTCGTAACGATTTTTCTTTTCTCTACCATCATATATTTCAATATCATCATGTCTTTCTTCAAATTCAATAGCATCAATTGTAATATTAGCTACATCTTCAATTATAAACAAACCACCAGGATTCATTCTATCTTTTAATAATTCATATGTTGCTATTTGATCATAAAGCATATGTGAACCATCGTCAATAATAATATCAAATTTAGTATCACCTATTACATCTAAAAATTCAGGTTTTGTTGCATCTGAGATCCATATTGTAAATCGTTCATCATCTTTATACCCACCTGGTTTGAATTGATCACTAAATATTTCTATATCATGGATATCAGCTCCAAATACATTTGCATTAGTAAAATATTTATCCCATAGCTCTAAAGATTCACCATAAGCAATACCTATTTCTAATATATTAATTTTTTTATCTCTATATGGTTTAAATAATCTTTCGTATTCTGGGATGTAAGTATGTACTGTACCTTTATCTCCATGTCCAGCTCCGCTACCCCCATTATTATGGTCTTTATATATTTCTTCTAGTGTTTTCATGATTGTGTTCTGTTAATTTCTCCTAATGAATCGTAATAATCATTTTGTTTTACTTGCCTTAATATGTCTTTTGGGTGGTATAATGATAATTCTTCTTGTTGAGGTAATAAAGCATATTTTTTAAAACCTTCTAATACTTCATGTACTTTATTTTTCCATTTAATTTCAGGTTTGTTTTTCCAAATCCTCCATTGATAATCAGGGTAATTAACCCACTTTTTATCATTTAATTTCCACTGCCATTTAATAATATATTCTGGTGTTAAATCTGTTACAGTATTAACTCTAGGAACTAAATAAACTTCATTATCTGGATTTGATTCTAATATACCTGGGAGGTGTGATAATAATGTTTCATGTGGGTATTCATCTGCATCTATCTGGAATATATAATCTCCAGTACAGTAAGATGACAATTTATTTTTCCAATCTGCAAAATGATGTTTAAATGTAGCTGAGTGTATAGTACAATTTTGTTCACCAATTAATTCTTGTAAACGAGACCATACTTCAGGTGTACCGCTTTTTTTATCAAATAAAACTACAATTTCATCTGTTTTACGTCTTCGTTTTAATAATAAATTAAGTAATTTGGTTATTTCCTCCAATTCATTACAAACTGTTATTGCATAACTTATCTTCATATTATCCTGGTAATACTCCAATATACGACAAAGCATCCATATAATCACGCTCAGAGAAATAAGCTATTGTCTTCATATCAGTTTTATGAGTTGTTTTAAATTTTTCTTGTTCTTCTTTATTTAATTCTCTAGCTTTAACAGCAGCCCATTTCCAATCTTCAGCACTAGTACCACTAGCATAAACCATTCCAATTTCCGGATCATTTATTGAATGGGGTAGCCATACTAAATCGGTTTTTACATCTAACCAAGATAAGTCTTTATATAATTCTGGGAGTACTTCCATTTGTTGGTTATAAAATTCTTCTCCAACTTTCATTAAACTATTAGTCCAAAACCCACATGATATACTATAATAATTAGTAACTTCAGGGCTTACCTCTGTTTTATAACATAAATCACCTCCTGATCTAGGACAATCTATAATTTCATCGTGTTGCATATTTTATAATTTAGGTGTTTCCATTGTTGGTAACGTTAATTCTACTTGTTTTGGAAATTCTGGAATGTTTTTATCTAAAATTTCACCGATTAATTTTTTCATATTATCAAAACTAAATTTTGTTTTAATATGATGGCCTTGTTGTTTAGCTGGTGTAATAAACTTTTTATATTTTTGATGTACTGATTTTAAAGCATTTATAAAATGTTTAGGACTAACTTGAAACCATTGTGTTTCTGCTTTTAACCACTGATTAGCAGCACTTGCATGTACATTTTCTAAATTACCTGGTAATAAAGTTGTGTACATAGGATTTAAGAAATCAATTTGTCCTGACCATCCTGAAGCTATAATTGGTTTTTTGCTTAATCCAAACTCAGCTAATGGTCTACCATATCCTTCTCCTTTAGTCATACTAATCATAGCTTTTACTTTAGAATGATTATATAATTCATTCATTTGTTCATCTGTTAAATTTCCATTTAATAAATAAATACTTGGAAAATCTGTATCTCTAGGATAGGTATTTTTAATTTTTCTAATTTTATTTAGTATTAGTTCTCTACCTATATAACTATTTCTACCTGAAGATGCTTTTAATATTAACCCAGGTGATGATTTTTTGTTTTTATAAGTGTCAATAAAATATCTAATCATAAGACCTACATTTTTTCTGTCATGTCCTACAGCACCATTCATCCAATGCCCTACAAATAAAAAGTTAAATGCTTCTTTAACACCCTTTAGATCAAAACTAACTTCAGATGGTTTTAAATGTTTATATAAATCTAAATCAACACCTTCAAATACCACTTCCATTGGTTTTTCTAATTGAACTTTACCTTCAACAATGTTTGTTTGTTTATTTCTTTTTTCAAATGATATTTTAGAAAATACATCTTTGCTATGTGTAGATGAAACCCAATTTAAATCCATTCTATTTAAACCCTCAATCCATGATGCATCACATCCTGTACTTTCAATTCCGGCTGTACATCCAATATTATATTTACCTACTGGTTGGAATTCACTTGGAATTGTTATTTGCATCCAAATATCTGGTTTTGATTTTATACTTGGAATAAGATAAGATTGTAAAAACTTCCAGTTTTCATGGTCGTTTAAAAAACCTCCTGGTGTATCACCCCACCTTTGAGGTAATATTTTAACATCAAATTTATCTAACTCGATTATTGATTTAACTACATCTCTAGAACGTGCTCCATATCCACTATAAGTGTCAATTGGGCAACTTATATAAAAAACTGATTTGCTCATTAATATGTTATTTTGTGATTTAAATATTTTCCTTTAACTTCTGAAGTATTGATTAATTCATAATCAGCTCTTGGTTTCCATTTTTCAAATAGTTCATCAAATGCTTCAATTACTCTTTCACCTTGTTTAGCTGAGTAGAATCCTGCTTCTTCACTTAAACACCATTCTCTACCTTTTAATCCTCTAGCTTCACGTTCTTCTTTACTTAAATTATAAACTTCTGTTATTCTAGCTGATATATCATCAAATGAAGCTCTATCATCGTAAATATAAGGTGTCATTGGTGAACCTTGAATTGATATATTAGTTGGGTAAACTGGAAATGCCCATTCACCATGTTTCTTAAATGTACCTCTATGGTTAGAAGGAATGTCTGCATCTGGTGTAAACCAATTATCATTATCATCTACAAATCTCATTTGATCTTGCATTCCACCTGTTGTATTAGCTATAATAGGTGTACCTGATAGCATTGCTTCGGTTAATGTTAATCCCCATCCTTCATTTGAAGTACATAATGTTTGAACATCTGCTAAATTGTATAAATAATTTAGTCCTTTTTTGTCTAATTTATTAGTTGAAAATACAACACAACGATTATATTTTTCTCCAAATAAATATTCTTTTACTGCTTCTAAATCAGTACCATGATCTGTTGATAATTCAGTATGTAAAACTAATCTACATTTTAATGCCTCTTCTAATTCTAATGAATCTAAATGTAATCTAAAAGCCATCATCGTATCTGGAATTTGTTTACGTCTAATGTTTCTAGAGTTAAAGAATGTAACAAAATTTACCTCATCACCTTTAAATACTTCTGATCTAAACTTTTTAAAGTCATTATATTCTTCATGACCTTCTTTAATTGGATAAAAGTGTTTATGATCTAATCCGTGTGGGATATATTTAAATATTCTGTTTTCATTATCACAATCAGCTAAAACCAATTTATTAATATTAACTGTTTGTTTTGAAATACCCATTAGTAAATCACAAGCTTCATAATATGGTTGGTTATATCTTGGTGCTGGATAATCATCCCAAATGTTTAAATATGCTATAGGGCATATTTTTCTAATTTGATCTTCCATATTAAATATGTGTAAGAAATACCTAGGATCAGTAAATAACATTACAGCATCTGGTTTCTCCATATTAATAATATTATGGATTTCTTGTGTTGTGCCATAACCATTTACACAATACATAAAAACTGAAGCATCTTCTACTCCAGTTACTTTTTTAGTATCTGCACTTAAATCTAATCTTTTCCCGTTTTCTGGATGTTTAATAGCTCCACCTACATTTACCCAATTAAAGTGTTGGCAAGTATGTGTAACAATTTCTTTAGCAACAGTAGCTACTCCTGAATGTACTCTAATATCATCACAGATTAGTAGTATTTTCTTTCTCTCATTAGGAGGAAGATATTTAAAACTTTTATTCATTCGATTTGTTATTTATAGTTCGATGTTAGTTTGATTGTTGATTTTTTTCCTAAAATCTTCGTCCGTAAGATACAAAAATATTGATCGATCAGCAAGTTTTTGGAAAGAAAATTTACGTCTTACACATTCAACTTTAAAATCATCAAATAGATTGCTTTGTACTTTAACACTCGTTAGTGTCATTTTTGCTTTATTGGCCATAATTTTTATTTTTTAATAACGTTTAATTATACATATATCAGAATATCAATAAATTATCCCTTTGTCACATAGTTCCTTTTCTTCCTTATAAGGACAAAAAGTACAAGTCCATTTAGACGGTGTTGCTGGGTATTCTTTATCTTTATGTTTACCTGTAGAACTAAAACACTCTGATATAAAGTCGTTTATTGCTGTTTTAGCTCTTCCTAATTTTATTTTTCCACTTGGTGGTACAAATTGCTGTACTCTATATGCTTGGTATGGTGACATAATATTGTCATCATCTATGTCTAATACCTTCCTTTTAAGTATAAAAAATTCAATCTCAATTTTATCTAAAGGTATCCCGTATTGTTCAGAGAAAAATTGTTTGTAAAGTAATAATTGGTATTGTTTATCCTCATCTTTTTTAGCATAATCATTCCACCCCTTAGTACTGGTTTTAATGTCGATTATCTTAAATGTCTCTGTTGCTTCGTGGTATGTGACAACATCAAGATATCCCATATATAACACGTTATTTAACATTTTATTTGGTGCTATTACAATAGGTATTTCACAACCAACTAAATATGTACCTTTTTTACTAAAATATCTGCTACGTTTTTTCTTAAACCATTCTAAAATAGCAATCCCATCTTCAAAAAATTCCCTCATTTCAGTTGCATCTGAGAAGTGAGAATTATTATTTTTTTTATATTGTGCTTGATATTCAGAGATATAAGCGTTTTGGAAATGGTCTTTTATATCTATTTCTCTATCTGCAGCAGCAAATGATTTTTCATATGCTACATCTAAATAGTGTTGCATTGATTCGTGTACAGCAGTTCCAAATACAGTATGAATTGAAGATGTAAAACGTTTGATTTTATCCTTATATTGTAACTTCCACCTTTGAGGGCACCCTCTAAATATACTCATTTGGGAAAAAGAAACATTTTTCTGGAATGCGTAATTCAATGGTGGGGGAGGATTATTTCTAATCTCCTTAACTATATTAGGAATTTTTTTAGCCAAACTATTTTTTCCATTTGTTACGACCTACTAAAAGACCGATTATACCATAATTGGCAATATCAATAAATGTATCTTGTATACCTTCACCTTCAACAAATGATTTACCATTAATTAATAGGTTTTTTAAACGTGATATTTTATCAGTTAATCTAATACATAACCCAGTTAGTGAGAATTGTTTGTCATCGCTGTTATTAACGATATCCCCGCCTAAAGCAATGTTATTTAACCCATAATCCATATGTTTACGGGCAAACATTTCATACATTTCTTTTTGTATATTTTGAAACTCTTTAGATAATTCTGGGTATTCATGTTCGAATATTTCTATAGGGGTTGAATTTATATTTGGTACTTGCTTTTTAGGTCTTTTTAAGCCTCCCTTGGCATCCATTATTTCTCTATCACTCATAACTTTTTCTAATTGTATAGCATTGGCACCAAAGTGACCAGTACTATTGATTTTGTTTTCTAAACTTTCCATGTATTTTTTAACTGAATCACCCATTGATCTGCTGTTCTAGTGAAAAATACTTATCTATTGCTGCTAACCTATCATCGGCATCAACTAACATAGCAAGTGCTTCTTCAGCATTTTTATAAAAGTCTCCTGTTGTGTGGTCACCAATTCCGACTGCTCTATCACCTAATAATTCAAGTGATAATAGTGCTTTTGCTTTATCTGCTATTGCAGATGTACGTAGCATATCTATTAATTTATTCATTTTAAAATTTTAGTTATTTCTTTTTTTTCTAATCCTTGATCCTCTAATATACGACGAATTTGTTTGGTATCCAACAAATTCATGTAGTCTTTTGCTTCAATCCTCGAACATTCCCAATAACTAGATAATTTTTCTAATAATTCTTTACTCGGTTGCTTTATTTTTGATTTAATGTATTTATTCCATTGGTTATTTCTAGGTATAAATTCTCTATAAATATTATATATCATTCGTTTTTCTTGGGGCGGCATTTCTTGAACATAATTTACTACCTCAATATAATCTTTGTTCATAGACATAAACCTATGAATCATATAACTATTAAATACTTCCCAATCTTTATCGCTGAAATCACTTACAGGTTGTTTAATGGAATTTATTTGTTTTAACCAATCGAATACATTATTCATTTAGCAAAGCTCATCTTTAAGTTCTTCTCTTAATTCTGCTGGAATTCCTTCACCTAATATTTTCATATTTGTTGGATCATAAAATACAGGGATTGGCATAATAGCATCATTATCTGTTCCTGCTACGAATTTTGAGATTTTTCTTAAGATAACTCCTGATTGGAATATACTTTTGCCCTCGGCGTTTGTAATACCTTCTGTTGTCTTTAGATCAACATTCATTTGAGGGACTTGTTGGTTTTGATGTTTCATTTATTTATTATTTATTATTTGATTAATTAAACTCATTGCATTAATTTCTTTATCTATTCTAAAATTAGCTTTATATTGGTGATCATTTATTAATACTGCTACTGTACCTATTTTGTTAGGCAAATATTCATCAGCATTATCATATAAAAATTTAAATAATTGATCAAAATCATCTATATTAGAATCAGCTATTATCTGTCTAATAGTAACAAAACTTGGTTTAGATTTTTTAAGTTCCCCAAGGATAGTAGCTAAATAACTTGTTGATACTAGTAATGAATCATCCAGATCTAGACTTCCATCTTTACTACTGGATTGAATCGTGTTAAGCATTTTTCTTAAGTCAGGGTAGTATTGATTAACTACTTTACCAATGGCAATAGGTTCGAACTTAATACCTTCCTTTTTACATATATCAGCTAAGTGTATAGCTACTTCCTTTTTGGTTGGAGGAACTACCTTCAAAACTTGACACCTTGATTGTAAGGGGTCGATTATTCTTTCTACAAAATTACAAGTTAAAATAAAACGCGTCGTACGTGAGAAAGTTTCAATGATATTACGGAGAGAAGCTTGCGCTTGGATAGTAAGAAAATCAGCTTCATCCAGAATGACCACTTTAAGTGGTTTAAAAGACATTGTGCTCGCAAATCCTTGTACTTTATCCCTAATCGTCTCAATCCCTCTTTCATCAGAGGCGTTGATATAAAGATGATCGCAATCAAGATTTTTAATACAAAGTTTTGCCAAAGTAGTCTTTCCTGTTCCAGCTGGTCCATAAAATAAATAATTTTGGATATCGTTGTTTTTTAATTGCTGCGCAATTGATGCTTTTAATTTAGCATTACCAACGTATGTATCTAAAGTTACTGGTCTATATTTCTCGTTTAATAAACTATTGTCCGTATTCGCCATAAATTGAAAATAATTTTTCTTTTGGTGCTTCAATTACTACTTCTTCTGCGTTGATTGCATATAATGAACTTTGCAATGGTTCTAATCTATAATGACCTTTAAATCCAGTTTTAACCATATACGCTTCCAGAGTATCAGTTAATGTTTTATGGATAGGACCATTAGGGGCATTTGCAATCAATTGCCACTTATCGCCAGGAGGAACTCTCTTGGCGATTAGTATATTATTTTCTTCTATTTTAATTTTATTGTTCATAATTTAATTATTACATTAATGATCCAGTTTGAACATCAGAGGCTATTTTTAATTTTTCCTCAATTGATTTTTTATCTTGAGCCAAAGTACATTCTGTTAATAATACAGTACCTGCTACTGATGCGGCATTTAGTAACGCTAATCTACAAACTTTAGTTGGATCTATCACGCCTTTTTCTCTAAAATTAACAATATCTCCTGAATCAACATCAACACCCGCCCAATGATCATTTCCTGAATTAATTAAGTTATCGGCTAGTATTTGACCTTTGACTTCATCATAACCAGCATTAACTAAAATCTGATTAAATGGTTTTGAACAAGCAGTTTTTACAATATTTGCTCCAATTGAATCGGCTTCAATACCTGAGGAAGCATATAATAATGCTACTCCACCCCCTGGAACGATACCTTCATCTAATGCTGCTTTTGTAGCATGTAGAGCATCATCTACTCTATCTTTTTTCTCTAACATTTCTGTTTCAGTGTTACCACCTACATGAACAATTGCTACTCCTCCGACGAATTTTGATAATCGGTTTTGGAGTTGTTCTGTTTCGTACGGGGTCGTGGCTTTCTCGATTTGCGATTGTAGCTCTTCAACACGTGCTTCAATTGATTCAGCTTCTCCTTTTCCATCTACTATTGTTGTTTGTTCTTTAGTTACTGTTGCTTTTCTTGCTTCACCAAACCATTCCCAAGAGAATTTGTCTAGTTTCATTCCTTTTTGTTTATCAAATACTTTACCACCAGTTGTGATTGCAATATCTTCTAAAACTAATTTACGTCTATCACCAAAATCAGGTGCTTTTACAGCACACACATTAATTGTACCTCTCATTTTATTTACAATCAAAGTAGCTAATGCTTCGTTATCAATATCTTCTGCTATAATTAATAATGATTTACCTTGAGCTGATACTGCTTCTAATATTGGTAGTAATTCTTTTACTGAACTTAATCTATGATCCATAATTAAAATAGCTGGATTATCTAATATACTTTGCATTGAACCATTATCGGTTACAAAATAAGGTGATTTAAATCCTCTATCAAATTGCATTCCTTCTACAGTTTCAAGATAAGTGTCTCCAGTTTTAGATTCTTCAACGTGTACTACACCTTCTAAACCTACTTTTTCAATTGCTTTAGCAATTAATTTACCTGTTTCTTCATCATTATTAGATGATATTGTTGCAATTTGTTCTAATTGGTTTTCACCTGATATATCTTCAGCTATATTACTTTTAAGATTTTCTATAACTTTTTTAACTGTTTTATCAATATCTCTTTTAATTTGGACAGCATTTTCACCATTATCTAATGCTTGTAGACCATTTTTAATCATCTCTCTAGCTAATAATGTTGATGTTGTTGTACCATCACCTGCTTTATCTGCTGTTCTCATTGCTGCTTGTCTAAGCAATAATTGCCCTAAATGCTCTTCAGGATCAGATGTTAAAAATGATTTCGCAACTGTTACACCATCTTTAGTTGATTGTGGTGCTTCATTGTGCCCTCTAAATATAACAACATTTCTACCATTTGGTCCTAATGTTGACACTACTGCGTCTGCAAGTTTATCAATACCTCTTAATAATCCTTGTCTTGCTTCTTTACCGTACTTTACTTGATTTTCCATTAAATATCTGTTAAATTTTCTTTATCTTGTTCACTTATTTCTGTTGATTCTAAAGCATCTTCTATACTCACTTCTCGATCCATTCTTGCAAGGACATTATTTTCAGGTCCTACAAGATAATCTTCACCATTAAATGGTAATTTTGTGAATCCTTGAGTTGGTAGAACTACTCTATCACCTACTTTTAGTTGTGTTGGGATTTTATCACCTGTTAAGGTAAAATTACCATCTCCAACAGAAACTACTTCACCAAAAGTATTTGTTTCTTTACCCATATCTGGAACAATAATGTTCCCATATGTTTCTTCTTCAGCCTCTATAGGCTTAACTATCACTGCGTTATACAGTGCGACTAACTTGCTCATTTATAAATTGTTTAAGGTTTAATTCTATTGTTTTAAATTGTTCTAATACTTCATCTAAGTTTCTAGTCTCTTTATCATGTTGAAGGGCTTTAGATATAGCAAATAAAGCTGTACCTAAATTAGCATGGAATGAAATAGATTTTTCATAAGATTTGCTACCATTACCTTTACTTCTAAAGTGATTAGAATCTTTTTGTATAGTTTGGTTAACGGTGCAACAATTATCATCAATTGTTACAAAATACGGTTCCAATAAAGGATCCTTGATTACGGTGTGTGATTTTGCTTTTCTAGCCATATAACTTATTATTTTTCGTTGACCTAAATATACGAAATAGGATGCGCTAGGACACGCTTTTTTGGTAAAACTTTTATTTTATTTTAATAGACTTTGGTTTAGCTTCCTCAGCTAATGGTATAAAAATTTCTAATAAACCATTTTCTAAGGTGGCATCAATTTTTCCTAAATCAAATTTAGGTGCTATTTTATACCTTAAATCAAATGATTTTTTAGATAAACCATTATGAATCATTCCATCAGGGAAGTCATCTTCTGGTTTGTTATAACTTATTTTTAAAGTATCCCCTTCAATATCTAAGACTACGTCTTTTTTAGTTAGACCAGTACAGGCAACTTCAAAATGAAGTCCTTCATCGTCAAAGAAAATATTAAGTGGATGTGGTTGTTTGAAATTTCCAACAGGTTGAAATGTGCTGTCAGAGTTAAAGTGATTCCTAAAAAGGATGTCGAAAGGACTTAAGTGCCTCTCTAATAATTGTAATGTACTCATATCATTTGTTTTTGTGGAGCCGAAGCTTCCGGTTAATTTAATTTAAACATAACACGTGCCCTAGCTACATCTTATGTTCGGTTATACGTATATAAAATTATTTCTCTGTATCAAAGAAAAATACTTGTGTTAATCTTGCTGTATCTATATTATGACCAAAGTAAGTAGGAGCTGCATGAATTAATTTTGCATCCCATATTACTAAACGATTAAAAATATTAGCTGCATGATCAATTCTTACATATGGGGTTGGATCAACCCATGTATCTCCAGCAAACGCTGCTCCAATATTGTCTTCTCCACCTCTTAATCCTGTTTCTTTATGTGCATAAAATGAAGTACCTGCTTCATAAGGAGCATCTATGTTACCATACCAAGCTGCTGCCCAAGTTTGACTATCACAATGATAAACAGGTCTAAAATCTGCTTTATGACTTTGGAATCTAGCATTCATACCATGTTCTTCCCATACAGTAATTTTTTCACCTATTGTTTCTTCAAATTTTTCTTTTACACCTTTAAAAAAGAATTGTTTTCTTGTTCTTAAACCTTCGAATCCTTCATCATCAAAAAACCATTGATTAATAGCAAAATTTCTTAGTTCTTTAGGGTTAGTATAGAAATCATCTATTATGAATATTCTATGTTTATGGTTATCATTTAATTGGAAATTGTCAGTGTGTACTACACCCCATTCTCCATTTGGGTCTGAATCTTTATACATAATTAATCTATTATTTGTTCGTTTCTTGTTATAAAATATATACTTGATATATCTTCATTATCAAATGTAAATTTAGCTAATCCTTTTGTTGATAAATATAGCTTAGTTGAATCACTGTCTTTATTTACATTTAATATTTCTTTAAATCTTTGAGAATCAAATGGAAGTTGCAACATTAAGAAATCATCACTTATATCCCCCTCAATTTGATACGTTACTTTACTTGAAAAATCTGTATTATCCCCAAATGTAAATTGACATACTGTTTTATCATCTAAATCCTTTATACCTTCTAGTACTAATGTGCTATATTCAGATAATGCATTTTTTGCTTTTAGTAAATTGTCTATATCATCTCTGCTTAAATCCAATTCCATATCCCATTCAACATCTTTAAACCAATTAATTTTTGGTATAACTTCTGGGGAGGATAATGAATAACTTAATTCAAAATTAGCATCATTAATTAAAAGTTTTCTAGATAGTTCGCCTTGTGATTCTGTCCCTAATAATAAATCACCACTAGTTATGCCTATTAGTTTTTGAAGTTTGGAACTATCATATACTCCTAATACCGCGTTTTCTATGGGAAAATCGTTGATATAAACACCAGCAGCAACTCCTCCACTACCTACGTGAACAGCTAATTTATTGTCTTTTATAACCCATTTAGCTTGATTAAATTCATTCAAATAGTATTTTGAAATGAACGATTGTAACTTATTTTTATTTATCATAACTTATATTTCTATTGTTTCAAATGCTGTGTTATATGGGTTTAAATCTAAACTCCATTGTAAATCATTAAAAAATCCTTCTAATTTATTAAGTAAAATGGATTCAAATACGTTTTTTTTATCTGCAAACATTTCTAAAAAATCAACTATTTTTGTTGGCATATCATAATCTAAAAATGCTAATGCTTCTATTTTATAGGGATTATCTTTTAAATATATCCATTTAACTTTGTCTGATTTAGTAATTTGATTATGACTTTTATCTAATTTCCAGAATCTAAGTAAATCATTATATCGTATAGCAGCTTTTACAGCAGCAGGTGCTCCCTTTTTTATTCCACTAAACATTTCTCCTGCTCTAGCCCTAACACCTACGTAATCATCATATTTTTTTACTGAGGTGGGGTTACCTAATTTTACAATTGGTATACCACCACTCAATATTTTTTTCTTCATTTCTTTTATTTGATCTAAAATGTCTTCTCGTTTAGCACCTTTTAATACTTGAGTTAATAAATCACTAAAAAATGCTCCTAATACTGGTGGGAAATTTGCTTTTTTAAATTCCAAACCTTTTACATCAAGGATATCTTTTTCAATACCTTCTTGTTTAGTAATCCATTGTGCATATCTTCTATTTGCTCTAAAATAAGCTGATCTAATAACACATTCGGTTTTCATTTCTAAGAAATGCTCTTGATCATTAGGTACATTAAAACAATCTTCAGCTAATGATGTATAATAATCATTAATTTCATGTTCAAACTGGAATGCCACTTGTTCAGCATTATTGTCCTTAATTTCATTACTCATTTCATCATAATCATTCCATAAGAATCTTAGTAATGGAGCAGCATCAATATAATTAGAATCTGTATCAACGTAAGCACAGTAATTAATTTTACCGGGTTCACAAATAAATTCTGGGGTTTCTTGTAATTGTTTCATCGACGTGAATATAATTATAATTTATTGGGAATCCAAATTTATTTTAAAAGACATATATTTTCAAATTTAACATTTTTAAATCCAAACTTACCCCAATCAAAGTAATTTTCTACTTTATCACATTCAATTTTATAGAATTCTTTTAAAAAGGGACTACTATTTTTATTTTGCATTATTTTTTTACCATCTAAGGCTCTAAAAAATTCAGTTGGATGTTCAAACGAAATTAAATCCATTTTACCATATTTGCCTGCGTAACCAACCATTGAAGCTTTATCATCTCTACCTAAAAATTTATTTATATGGATTCCTAAACATCCAGGACCACAAAAATTCATTATATTTTCAGCTGGTAATTCTTCTTTGTTTACAATTTCAACTATGTGATCAATACAACTTTTTAAAATAGGGTGTCCTGGTGTACTACCTATAAAAGCATTTGCTACATTATGATATTCTAAATCACCTAAATTTAAATCTGTTGCTGCAACGAATTCAGTATCTTCATTTATAAACATATTTAATGATCCTAGACATATAGAATCAATATCAATATAAAACCCTCCATAAACATATAATATACAATATCTCCATAAATCAGATTTAAATGCCCCGGGAAGTATTCTATTATAAGCATCATATACTTCTCCTTGGAAGAAATGTCTCATAAAAATTTGCCTATCATTAGCATCAAAAAACTGGTAATCGTACTCTGGGTTTTCTAATCTCCAATCATCAACAATATATTGAAATTGAAGTTCAAAATTTCCATGCTCAAATGTTTGAAATATTCTTTTAGGTATCATATTCTTTTGCTTCAAAAACTTCACTCCCAGTTATTAAATTAATATCATTTTTAAAACTATTTCTTTGTTCGTTTAGTTTAAATATTTGTTTAGAAGCATTTATAAATTCTTTATCTCTTAAAGTTCCACTTCTTACTTTATTTTCTAAATCCCATAATGCACCATTTATTCTAGCCAATTCCAAATATAGTACTTGTAAAGTTGAATCGTTTTGAGTAAATAAACTTATACATTTTTTATTTAATATCAAAAATTCTTTTTCCACTACAGCTAAATTAGCTGCATCTTTCATTCTTAATTTTTTTAATTCAAGAATTGAAATTCTATCTAATAATTCCCCATTTGATATCTTTATATTCATCTTAAAATGTTCTTTCACCTGGAAGTGGTGGTACTGTTACTGGTTTATTCCCCGCTGAATCTATATCTGTTCTTTCTGCAACTGTAACTCTAAACTTATTACCATTAACTTTAAACTCACCTCCTTGTTTTAACATTTTTTTAAAGAATTTTTCTTGTGTTTCACTCCATTCTTCACTTAGTTTAATTACTTCGTCTTTATGTAAGGGTTCCTTACTAATACCTAAGTATATGGTTTGGTTAGCTCTAATAGATTGTCTTTTTAATGTCATATTTTTAGTTTTGAGATGAATTTATCTTTTGGGATTTCCCCTTCCATTATTTTACTATAGTACTTGTTAGCACATAAAGCACTTTCTTGGATAATTCTGTGACCTGATAATGTAATTGCTTCACTTAAAATAGAATGATTCATACCATATCTAAAACTTGGAACAGCTGTAGCACCATATAAACTATTAAGTAAAATTTTCATTGTATACTGCATTAAGTAATAATACTTACCCTTTTCAGTGTCTTTAGCTTTATATGCTTTTTTCATTAAGTTTTTATACTCAACTCTTTCATTAAACCACTTTTCTAAAATAACAGATAATGTTGATTTTTTAGAACTTGAGAAAAATGATCCATTAGCAGCAACTCTATATTTTCCTTTTTCAATCGCTTTAACAATTTTCCCTACTTCCCATCTTTCATGTAGCATTTTAGTAGTTTCAAATACAACGCTAGTTTTAGGATCCATTGCCTTTAAATCATTTAATCCTAAACGATTATTTCTATCATCAGCATCAATAATTCTTCCAACATAAGTTTCTCTCCCAATATTAATAGTTCTAATAATAGCTGGGTATAGTGAAGTTAAATCTAAATCAAACATATTTTCATATAAACCTGCTTGGGGACAAAATAACCAACCACCAGCATAACCATCTTTCTTTTGAGGGTTCATTTCTCTGTTTGGTGGCACAATACCTTGACCTAATAAGTAAGCTGATATTGCTCCATCTTGAGTTGTAGTGTTAGCATATACTTCACTATAGTTATGTTTTCCTTTATGTGAGATATTTCTAGTTAATGCTAAGTATTCTAATTTTTTATCTAGTTCTACTAATATTTCAACATCACGAAAGTTATAATCAACAAACTTTTGAATATCGTCTCTATATAAATCATTTAGATTACCATCATATTCAATCTTCTTTATACCAACATATTTTTCTCCAATAGCATCTAATTTCCAACTTGGTTCATCTTGCCAACCATATTTTTTATGTAATCTCATATAATCCAGAGATTCAATACCTTTAATATCAACAAAAAATCCAGTTCTTGTAAAAAATGAATTTTGGTCTGCTCTAGCCATTACAGGTTGGTTAACATAGCCATAAAGAGGAGACATTTGGTCTGCACGATCTTTTCCACAAACATTAACAATTCTCCAATACAAATAAGGCATATCAAAGTTATCACTATTATACCCTATTAAAGAATCTGGTCTTGAATCTATAATTATTTGTACCCAACAATCAAGTAATTCTTTTTCAGTTCTAAAAGTGGCTACCTGTTGTTTAGCATTGGGATCAACTTTAACTATACCCTTAGGATCTAAAACTATACAACCCCATTTATCAGCTTGTTTATGATAAAATGCTATTGATGTAACTGTTTTATTGGCTTTAGCAATTTCATCTGGTTCAAATGAGTCTAACATTTCACACTCAATATCAAAAAACATTTCTTGATGTCCAGTAGATGGTTCATCATTAGTTCCATATTCGTTTATTAGAAATTTTTGATGAATAGCATTACTACTCCTCATATCTGCCCAATAAAGTCCTGGTGTGTTTTTATGTTTATTTTTACCTCTAGTATAATAGAAATCAAGTGTAGGTTTTAAAGATCCCCCATCTATAGATTTCATAGTTTCTTCTGATGGATCACATTCTATGTAAGCAAAGTCTTCGTACAATATTTTTTTATGTTCACCATCTGATTCCCACAGATGCATTTCCCATGTATTTTTTAACCCTTGTACTTTATCTCCTTGATAACACTTTTTATACATTTATATAACAGTTCCTGGTTGGTGAAATTTTTGTAATTCATCTCCTGTAAAAAATTGTTGGAGATCTGGTTTGAAGTAATTAATATTTTTCATTACTTTTCTGTCTCTCGTTCTATATACAATATACCGTCCTTCCTCAAGTTTTTCAAAATGGCAGGCCTCACCTTGTTCCTTACTTCGTTGGCTGACACTTTGTATGGCCTCTTCTTCAGTTTTACAAGCTTTTGACATATTACTTGCTTGTACTTCTTGATACGCTGGCCATATCTTATCCTTAAGGCCGTGTAACATAGTACCGTTCCCAAGGGAAACATAAGCAATATCGCACAAAGCGTCCAAAACTTCCACAATGTCGCCTCGTTCGCAAGCTTCTCTATATTCTTCGAGTTCTTCAAGGATGAAATCGTATACAAATTTCCACTCTTTTTCTTCTGGGATTGTTGGTTCATAATTATTTGGTTTACCAAATGTGGCGTTAAATGTTTCTACCTCGCTAACAAATGGTACTTCGTTAACCCATACTGGTAGTTCTTCTTCTTTAAATAATTTTAATTGTTTACTCATCTTTCTGTTTATTTACAAATTTCATAAATGATCCTTCTTTATCATTTGTTAATCCTCCTATCGTATGTAATTTACAATCTTCTTCTGGAAAAACCACGCTATTATCTTCTCTTTCTGCAAATTCTAAAAATTCATCACTTTTCAAATAGTCTTGAATTGGATCTGATTCTTTTGTTTCCCAAGGATAAATCAACCATTCATCCCCATCATGTGTTTCAGACCATATAGTAGGTTGAAAACAAGATGTATGTGGTTTATAATGTAACACGGCTGTATAAACTCCAGGACCTTTTTCTAGTGTAACTCCAGAATCACATATATCATCAACTACTAATGTATTTGGACCTACTGCACCTACGTAAGGTAAACCTAATTTATGTGATATTAATACTGCTGGAATTAATCCACCTCTGGGAATGCCATGAACTGAATCTATATTCATTAGATCGTGTCTAATTTTATCACATAAATTGTTAACTGCTTTATCTATATCATCCCAACATAGGAATATTTTATTATCTGCTTTTAATGCCATTTCTCTTATATGTTATGTCCTCCGTTATTTATTTTTAAACTATCAAAAAATTCTTTTCTAGCTAAATTAGTATTATCTTTAAATACACCTGATGCTTTAGTTGTAACCATTGCTGCACCTTGATGTTTAACACCTCTACAGCTAACACAATTATGTGTTCCAACTATAGTAACAATTACACCTTTATTACCTTCAGTAATTTTATCTACTGCATTGTGGATAGCTGATGTTAATTGTTCTTGTATTGCTCCTCTTCTACCAAATAGCTCTACAATTCGGTTTAATTTGGATAAACCAATTACTCTACCTTCATCTCCTGCTATATAACCGATGTGAACAACACCTCCAATGGTTTGATGATGGTGTGAACACATTGATGTTAATGGAATATTTCTTTCAATAACAATACCATCATAACCATCTGATGGAAATGATGTTATGGGGGACATTTCAGTGTATCTACCTGCCCATAAATCGTTAACATAGGCTTTTGCTACACGTTTAGGTGTTTCAGCTGAATTTGGGTCTCTTCTCCAATCACATTTTAATTCATCTAAAAACAGACCAAATTTATGGGCTGCTTTTTCTATCATATCTTTCTTTTGGGCATCATTAAAAGGGAATCCTGGCGCGACACCATTCGCAAACCCCTCTTGTACTACTTCTAATTCTTGGTGTAATTTTCTACGATTGCTCATTTATATAACTTTTTAATTTATCTATTAATACTAACACATCATCTGGGTCCATTGTAATAGCACAGCATGTGTTTACATTTTCTTCTATATCATCTAATATACGAAGGGCTTCTAACTTATCCAAACCTATTTATTATAAAGTAACCAAGTTGTTAAAATATACTTATCATCAGATTTTGGCATGTATCCTTTATGAATATAAGGCCAACTAGCAGGATGAATAATCAATTTTCCAGCTTCAGGTTTAACTTTAAAGAAATCATTTGTATCTTCATCTTTAAATAAAAATCCTGTTTCTCCTCCTTCTTCAACATCATTTAAATAGAAAATAAAAACAAACATTCTATTTGTAGTATTTAAATCTTCTTTTTCAGTATGCCATGTGTTGTAATGACCTGAATTTTGGTCATATTTTTGAATTTGAAGTAATGGATAAAATGTTTTACCATTTACTATTCTATGATGATTGAATTCATTACTATGTGGGAAATTTTCCAAATAATGGTTACTTAAATAATCATTAAATCTATCCATTACTAGATTAGAAAGGTCTTTATTGCTTTGATGGTTAGATTCTAATAAATTAAAATCATTACTTTTTTTATACTCAGATTCTCCATCACCACTTTTTCCTGTATATGTAGTACCTTCTACTATCGCGTTTTCAAATTGTTGGATTAATAATGCACATTCTTCTTTACTAAAGGCATTATTATAAACTCCTATTGTGTCTTTTAATTTCATATTTTATACTTCTCTTTTATCTTCAAATGCAATGATATGGGGTCTCCATGTCATTCTATAACCATTATCTCTAACCCAATCAAATAATACAGGATAAGATTTAAATAATGCTTCTCTGGAATCTCCAGCAGGCATAAACCAAACTTTTTCAGGTTTAACATCTAATATAGAAATACATTCCATAATTTCTGCTAAAGCTCCTTCATCTTTACCATCCCATACTGGTTTAATATGATAATCTGAGTGGTAAGCAATTGATTGTTTTATTGATTCATAATTAAGTCTAAGCTTATTATGACGTTTTACCATTCTTTCGTCCGTGATTCCACCTTGAGGAGTTTTGACTCCGACCACAGGGATCGAATTCGAGAATTTAGGAGATATAGATAATAAATTGATCGGATAATCAGTGGGTAAAAAATGTGACCCCTCAGTTTCGATAGTAATAAATATCTTTTTTTCATGTGCAAAATGTGTTAATTCATTTACTAAAGCTGGGTGCATAGTAGGTGAACCACCTGTAAGCATCATTTCTTTAATATGGGGATTCTCCTCATATGCTTTAATAATGTCGTTAAAATTAAAATGTCCTTTTTCTGGATGGATACTTGTATACCAACTATCACACCAACCACCTTCACCAAAATAACATCGGTGAGTGCATCCTGTTGTTCTAATTACTACTGTGGGGTATCCTGCTCTAGAGCCTTCGGATTGAACTGCAGTGTAAATTTCTACAATTGGGAGGTTTTTTTCGTAGTCCTCAATACGTTTCAATTGTTTGTGCATATTGTTAATTTTTTTAAGTGGTTTTTCATTCACTAATAACTTATTATTCGCAGTAATAGGCTGCATTTTTACCATGTTCCATGAATTTAACTTTAGTAACTCTAACCCTATTATTAGTTTCAGTCTTTACAAATTCATTTAACTTATTATAAATATATTCTGAAAATTTTTCAGCGCCAGTAGCTGGAATTACTCTTACTTGAGCTACACCTACTGTATCCATTTGTTGAAATGCTCTTAATTCAGGATCATCCTCAGCTATAATCATAGTATGATCAAACATATAATCCATCCAAGCTTTTGGTTGTTTCCCATCAATTAAGGTTTTAGCTCGTTTCATTCCTCCAAAGTCCCAAACCCAATTTCTATCATCTAAGTCACCTTCGAAATAAACTTTAAATGAAATTCCATAACCATGCACAAATCTACAATGTGTTGTTTCTGCTTTCCATTGACGAAATACTGTGCTAAATCCGTCAAATACTTTGCTTGATTGAAATTTACCCATTATACCATGCTTTAATTTCTGTTATTGGTTTATTACCAACTATTCTATCAACTTCGTTTCCACTAGCATCTACTTTAACTATAGTAGGAACATTTCTAATTCCATACTTAGTTGATAATTCAGTATCACTATCAACATTTACTTTTGTATAAGGCAATCCACTTTTTTCCATTTGTGGTCCTAATACCTTACAAGGTCCGCACCAAGGTGCACTAAAATAATATAATTTCATAATTTATTGTTTTTTTTATTTATACTAATTCTTCTACTATTCCAATTATCTCCGATAATATAAGAACAATAGTTGCAATCTCCAAGCTAAATGGAAGAAAAGCGTAACCTGCTATACGTATCGCGGATTTAATAAAACTTATTTTTTGATGCATATAAGCATCTGGGAGTTCTTGTTTTTCTTTCATGGTGTAATATTATAATTTACTACTATTCGTTTTTTTGAATTAATAGGAGGACATCCAGCATGTAGTAAATTTTGTTTAAATAAAACTAAACGCCCCCTTTTATTTTTTATAACTTTTTTAACACTTATCTCTTCATTATTTCTAATAGGTTCATTTCCCTTTTCATTAAAAATAACTGTATCACCATCACTTTCATTAACAAAATAAATTCCTGTCCATCCTCCACCTTTTTCTATATCAACATGAGGTACATAACAAGATCCTTTATTTTCAATTACTTCTTGAAGATTAAAGTTTGTTTTAATTCTTTGAATATCATATGGAGAATTTAATGCACTTAAAGGTGTACACATTGTTTTTTGAAAATTTGGGTTTTTACTCCACCAAACCCAACCACTATAAACTTCATAACATTCTCCACACATCAAACCAGGTCTACTCTGATTCCAAAATTTATTATCTTTAATTTTTATTTTACCATCTTTAGGAGCATCAAAAGCTAAAGGTCTAGAATCTCCTAAGTCAGATAAATTAGGTTTTTCAAAAACACCCCCATAAGAAGATCTCCACTTAAAAAAAGTATTGACAATAATTTCTTTTTCAATTTTATCTTGCTGTTCTATAGAAAGAAAATCATCAAAGATTAGTATATCATCCATTTTTCTTATAATCAATTATAAATCCTATTGCTACTAAGACGTTTAATCCTATGCTAGCAATTATTTCGTGAATATCCTGGTATGTGCTAATGCTTAAGTGAACATGACCTACTACCCAAAATGGAATAGCCATTTGTTGGCTGTACCAAATTAAAGCGAATGTTAAAAACTTTTTCATATCATAACTCTTTGTTATCCCGACAGGTCTCGAACCTATACTCTTCTGGACCAAAACCAGACGTGTTACCAATTACACCACGGGATATTGTGGAGAATATCGGAGTCGAACCGATGACCTCTTGCGTGCAAGGCAAGCGCTCTAGCCAGCTGAGCTAATCCCCCTCCTTTAGATTGATCGGTTTCGTCTTCGACCATCCCAATAAACCTTTTTGCTATTACCTAGCATACTTAGTTTAGCTACCTTGTGATTAAACGTGTTACGAGCAGTATTCAACTGCTCGTTACCGTTATTTGATTGTTGATTTGTTGTCATTACTATAGTTTATTAATTTATATATTCCTATACGTATTCAGCAAGGACTTTCTCAACATGAGCTTTCGCTACTTCATAATCAACTTCACCACTTTCGTCTTCATATTGGACAGGATCTTTCCTACCCAAAGCAATAAATGCCTCAATTCGCTCAACAGAAGAAGCAGACTTATAATCACTATTCCCACTAGGGTAAGGCTTATAACTAGTATTAGTTCTAGAATAGACTTCATTGAATTCAATTTTTAATATTTCACATAATTTTTCTCCATCTTGTAAAATACCAAACTTATCAGTATCTAAATAAGGAGTAAAGTAACCTACTCTATCTGCATCCCAATTGCCAATTCTAAAAGCTGCATCATCTGCATCTCTAAATTCTTGTCTACAATCAGGGTAAACAGCATGATCTCCAGCATGAATACCTAAAGCAATATCACAAACGTCTTCTGTTTTATTTGCTACAGATAATGCTACTGCTTGTGTAATAGAAGCAAACATTTTATTCCTGTTAGGAACAACTGTTTCTTTCATATTATCTTGCTCATAATGTCCTTCTGGTACATCATCACCACCTTGAACTAAAGCTGAGTCTAGTAAATCTACTAATCCATCTAATTTAATTTGACGGTAATTTACTTTGTGACCTTTACTTGCAAGGTAATCAATTAATTGTTGAGCTCTTTCAAGTTCAACTCTATGTTTTTGACCATAGTCAAATGAAATACCTGTTACAGTATCATATTTCTCGATAGCTCTTAACAATAAGGTGCTACTATCCATTCCACCACTTAAACTTACTACACAATGTGCCATATTTATTTATTTAATTTTTGCCAGGTATTTTGCGTATAGGCTAACGCTTGATTAAATTTACATTTTATATACAATCGAACATACGAAAATATAGTGGATAATCCTACTCCTCCTAAAAGAAGTGTCCAAATATTTGGATGAAAGTGCTCTCCACAAAACCCTAATGCGTGTTTTATTACTTCTGCCATATTAATCGTTTTCTACAAATTCTGGTTCGCTATAATCATCAATTGGTTTATCCCTTACTAGGTCCCAATCTGCATCATCTATGATTTCTTGTTGAAGGTCTTCATCACCTGTTTTCCACTTTGCTAGTTCTTCTTCTGTTAAGACATATTCTTCCCATCTGAAGTTAGCATAATTTACTGTTCTTGTTAATTTAGCCATAATGTTTAATTTTCTCTATATTATTTATTTCTCTAAACTTAGTTGTATTATGAATTATATTTAAATAATTAACTTTTTCAAAGTCAATATCAAAATAATCATTCATATTTGCTTTAGGTTTTTTATTCAAACCATGATCACTATAAAGTGTATCTTCTAACCCAGCCATTACTGGATTTGAAGTATCTATTGATTCAATTTGTGAGTGGTTATCATACCATC